ACTTCAATTGAGATTGCACATCCTCAACGATCAACGGACGCAACAATTGCTCAAGGGCAACCGGGCTATCATCTACCAGTTCCTTGCTCACGGGAATTTCACCGCTTACCGCGTCGGTGATATTGTAGGCTATTTGTTCAAACAGTGGTTCTTCAGTGCTGTAAGCGCCAGCTTCAACGCGCTTACCCCCCTGCACGCCAGCAGCGCGGGGGCTGCCACCATTGGTAACCGTGCCATATAGGTTACGAACGGTGTGCTTACCACTGCGCTCCCCCACCGGGATCACGCGCACATCGGACAAGAAGCCTTCTTCGTCCATCATGAACTCATCAAGCAACTCGGTGCTGAAGCGTTCCGGCAACAGGTAACCACCTGCCACGCCGCTTTCGCCCGTCATCTTGATTGCCATTTCTTCCAACCCGCGACCAGACTTGATCGCCGCCAGCGCGTGGCCGAGCGACTTTTGCCCAGCCGCCGCGCCATTGCCGCCGCGCACTAGCGGGGCGTTCTTCATCGCGGCTTCGAGTGAGCTGTACTTATCCTCCAGCGCCTTGATGCTGTCACGGACGTGTGTTTCACCCATGCCGTTTTGCGCTCCCGCCAAAAGTTTAGCAAGGTCGTCCTTCACCGCTTTGAGGTCGTTCGCCAGCGGCGTCATATCGTATTCAGCCATGAATTGAATCCCTTTCGTGTCATTGACTGGACTACTAAAACTGGCATTCCCCGTCACCGCGACCGCCGCGCCTGTGGGCGCCTCTGGCGTGTTCGCCTCTGGCTCTGGTGTTACCAGATACTTCACATAGGATTTTTCAGTCGGGATTACATTGCGCGGATCAGCCGGGGTAGGCGTTAAGCTACCCTCAATCAGCGGCCACCGCTCAATCTTCCCGTCGGGAGCTTTTCGTAACCCTTGCGGATTCGCTCCGCTTGACCACCCCAGATGCCCCTCAGAAGCCATCCTTTTAATATCCTCAAGATATTGCTTCCGTTTAGCAACTTCTTCTTCGTAAAAGCCTTTTTCGCTAAGTTCAGCCTCAGCCCATAAGCCTTTTTCGGTGATCTCTAACAAAACAATACTGCCGATTTGCTGCCGCCGAATGCGCTTATTTTTGTTGTGGTGATAAAGCGCGGGCAACACTGGAGGGTTATTTAAATCAGTTACAAAATCGGTATCGGGGGCAAAATATTCCCCGTCAGTATCAAGCTCGTAGGGGGAACCAAATAGCGCAAGATACCCGCCAATGCGATCCCCATTGTGTTGCAATGTCGTAGTAGAAACACTCTTATCCCAAGCCATCGTTAAACCGCCCTTCTCACATGATCGCTGACAATCCGCCGCACGTCCGGCGCGAGCTTCCGCCCGATTTCATCAACCCGCTTCCAGCCGACCGCCTTGTGATACAGGCTTTGATTGTCGCCCTGCACCCGATCTGCGTAGCTGGCATTATTCCCAACGACCTGCACCAGCCCGCCGTTGCGCGCCGCCGTCGTCCAGCGCCGCCCCAGCGTTTCAGATCCGTCGCTCACCCCGCGCTGATACGGCCAATCGCCGCGCTTCAGCGCTGCCATCACGTAGCGCCGCTGCGCCGCGCTCACAAACGTCTTGCCGTAGACCGCCTTACGTGTCAACCGCTTTTGAGCCGGATACACTGCAATCTTTCCCTTGACGTGCAACGCTGCCGCCGCCAGCCCATCAACCAGCGCCCGACCTTTAGCCAGTCGGGTCAGATTATCGGGCAAATTGCCAAGATCAACTTTGATTTGAATCATCAATAATCACCTCATGGTTAATCCAGCACCGACAGCGCGCATGGAGCGGAGGTCGCCGATCCCCGATTGTGCTAATGTCTACCTGATTCAGCGGGCCGCAACGCGGGCAGGTCAGCGAATCGTTATTTGTGTTCCAGATCGCCTTAAACCGGATGCCGGATTGCTCCAAATCGCGCACGGCAGAAAGTTCCCCCTGCACACTCGCCCGCGTGATCTCAGTTTGGGCAATCGTCTCCACCCGGCGAGCGTTGTACACCGTCTGCGCGATCCGCTGTCGTGTGTCGCTGATGGGCGTGGGCGTCAAGAAATAATCGCTCACGATCTGCTGTAACAATCGTTGGGATGTTTGGTTCAGCCCCCGCGCCGTCAGCAGCGCATGATCCCGCGCCCAAGCCGCCGCCCGCTCGTTAGCAAGCGTCATGTCGAAGGCATATCCAAGATTGTCGCCAAACGCCTCTATCGTGTCGCTGAACGCCAGCCGCATCGAAGGCAACAACGCGCCTGCAAACCCGCGTTCGATTTCCGCGTACACTTGCGGGGTGAGCTTCGTCAGGTCTGGCGGGTCGCCAAGCATCTCCACCGTGATCCGCCGCACGCCTTCAAATTCACGTCCCAACCGTCGAGCCAATTGCGCCTCAAGGTCAACGCGGTTCGCAATGTCTACCATTACGGATAGTCCCGCCATGCCAGCGCGCCCGCAAACACGGCCTTAACTGTCTCGACATCGCCAGCGGCCTCAAGCCCGCCGACAATCGCCGCGTGCAGCACCGGGTTGATTTCGGTGGATGTGAACTCCAGCGCCCTTTCGGGCTTGCCGTCCTTGATCCGCCGTAGCGCTTTACGCTCCCATGCCCGTACCGCGTCGCTGAAATCGTCGGCCAACTCTGCATCTTCAGCGGCAGGTTTCGGCGCTGGCAATTGAGGAACGGCAGGCGTGCTAACCTCAATCGCTGGCGATAACATATTTTCTACAGGGCTATCAGGCAACGGCGGCAGGTTCATGATTTCGCGCCATTCGTTGCGCGACACATCCCCCCGCGCCCGTGCCGAGTCCAGCCTCATCGCTTTTTCAAGCTCAGACGCCTGATACACCTCTAGCCGTTGCGGCTCAAACACGATCTTCAGCCCGTACTCGCTGAACAGCCCCTCATTGAGCGCGTCTTGCAGCAGAACCAGCAAGGGCGAGATCGTCATATCGTAGAAATTCAGCTTATCCACGTTGGCCGTTGCGTAATTCGCCGCCCCGGCGAATATGACCGAAAACGGAACCCCAATCGCCCCCGCCACGTCCTCGCGCTTTTCCCTTGAAAGCTCTGGCATTTCGATTTCTTTAGCGCTCTGGCCTAGCGGCTTCACATCGAACTTTGTGCCAGTGACCAACGGCTTAAACGCCCGCTGTAACCCACTGGACGCCCGCTCAAACCACGAACGCACCCGCGCCTGTTCAGATTCCGGTGCCATCGCGTAATTTTCCGCGCTCACCAGCACCGCGCCCATCCCGCCTGCATCGAAAAAGGCCTTGCCGTACTTGGCGATCGCGTCAAGCATCCCCGCCGCCGCCAATGCCGCCAGCGCTGGAGGCGATCCGGGAACATTGTCGCTTGTGCGGTTTGTCAGCCACACCGCCGGAGAGCCGCCCTGCCGTAACGGAACCCCAACCCCGTACCGCTTCCAGTACGTGCCGCTTCGATACTCGTAGGCGTACACATCACCCGAAGTGGTCGTCAGATATTCCGTCTTGGCCGGGTGCAGCCGCACCAGATGGGTATAGCCATAGGCGTTTTCTGCCAGCGTCCAGTTACCGCGCCCGTACATCACAAGGTCGCCTGCAAGCTCATTGACCAGCTTGGGCAGGTTCCACCGAAACGGCAGATTCAGCAATTGATAGTCGCTATCGCGTGCGATCACCTCATTACCCCGGTAAATCGCAAACGGCACCGCCGATGTGGTATTGGCAACAGCGTCCACCGCCCGACGGAACCACGCCACACGGCTATAGGCCGTCTCCACCGTCACCGCGTTCTGATTGTGTTCCGACCATTGCCGCAGCCATTGATCTATGCTGACGGCGGCCTTTGTCGGGCTTGAGATGAAGCTCTTCTGTGTCATGCGAATATCACCTGCATCGTACCCACCCTAGCCCCATGCCACGCCAACCCTAGCGCGATCACCGTGTCGTCATGCGCCCCGCTTGGCGCGTTGTACCGAAACCCGCCGCCCGGCAACCGCTCGACTTCATACGCCATCAATTCGTTAAGCAACACCTCATGCTTCAGCAGGTGCAGTGACCCGTTTTCGATTGCCAATGCCAGCGCCTCAATCATCGGATTCTTGCTCGTGGCCGTTGTCGCAAACGCCATCACAGGCAGGCCGTGCCGTTGCAGTTCTTCGATGTTCGGCCCGCCGATGCTGTTGGATTCAGCCCAAATCACCGTTGGCCGCCACGTTTTATACATCAGCTCTAGCCGCCCGCGTTGCAAACCCCAGTTGATTTCGCGCAGCCGCTCCACCTTGACCACCCGCGCCGGGGATTCTGTCGCGTCCAGTACCGCAATC